ATATGCGCGGCCTTCGGAGAGGTGGCCGAGTGGTCGAAGGCACTCCCCTGCTAAGGGAGCATTCGGGGATAACCTGAATCGAGGGTTCGAATCCCTCCTTCTCCGCCAAGGTAGTTGTGTTAAAATGCAGTTCTTAAGTTTCACTTTGCGCCCGTAGCTCAGATGGATAGAGTACTTGGCTACGAACCAAGGGGTCGGGCGTTCGAATCGCTCCGGGCGCACCAATAAATCAAGGGGTTAGGCAGAAATGCTTAACCCCTTGTTCTTTTTGCGCGACTTTTTGCGCGACTATTTCTGGTTTATTCGTTTACCACACGCAGCAGTGTGCGTGTTCCCTGCCGATCCAGCACGCGGTTGGATAGTTCTATTAGCCTGCCGATGTCTGCAGAGGCGTAGTGTTCAGGGATGGATGCTGATTTGTGGCCCATCAGTGCGTTGCGGTCTTCCTGTGGGACGCCGGCCAGACGCAATCTGCTGGCGTAGGTGTGGCGCAGATCATGGATCCTAACGTCTTCCAGTCCTATCTTTGCCCTAGCGTGTTGCCAGCCGTTGTTGTTCATCGTGTCAACGCGGTGGCCACGGTAGGTGAATACGAAATCAGGATGCTGGCCACGCTGCGCCTCGATGATGCGCCATGCCGCGTCATTGAGAATGACAACATGGTTCACGGCAGTCTTGTAATCACCTGACGGAATAATGAACACGCTACGTCCCGCTTCCGGAATAGGCCTTTCCCAGCTCCAGCGCAATCCGCACACATTCTCATCACGCAGGCCGCTGTTGATCGCAAACAACACCATCGTCGGCAGGTGACTAGGTAAGAGTGGCAGCAGGGCGTCTTGTTCATCCCAGCTGAGTGGGTGAGGTGGGCGGCGATGCTCTTGTTCCATGGTGATCAGCGGCGGCGCCGTGAGTAGCCATGGTTGGCCATTGTCATCACGCCAGGCACGAGCAGCGCGGTTGAGGATAGTGCGCACTACTTCAAGTGATCGATTGACGGTGGTCGGGCTGACTCCGTCCAGGTGACGTGATTCCTTGAAATCTTCCAGCGTCGCATCGTGTACGTGACTGATCTCCAGTGTGCCGATGAATGGCAGTAGTAACTGGATGTGCCAAGCAATCACCTCAACCGAGCGTTTATGTGTTGATTCGATCAGGTACCGCGCTGCGCAATCTGCAAACAGAGGCCTATGGTTTGCTCGACGATGCTGGTCGGTTTGACGCTGGCGGATCTCGTCGGCGAGATGGCGTTCGGCTTCGTCCTGTGAGACTTTGCCGAGCCGGAGGAAGATGCGTTCTCCCTTGACGACCTTGTTGATAGTTCGTGATCCGTCTTTTTCAAGCGAGATCCCGCGTGTTCGGGTTGTTGCCATGGTTGGTCTCCATACTTCGGCGGTTTGCCGTTGCTTTTTTTATGCTGAGCCGCCCAAGCATCCAAGTCAAGCCGATCGAATGCCACGCCTCGTCCGCCAATGGGGATTTCTATCATGTATGGCCTTACCGACGAATCGAATACGTCACGGCACATGCCCAGATAATCCGGGGCATCGCGGTAACGAATGAAACGTGGAAGGATGGTTGGCATGGGTATCGCTATAAAATTGTAGGGTGGCTGCGCCTGCTTGGAAAGGAGATAAGCATCGCAGCCTGCCGGCGGTTATTACCCCACTCACCGGCTTGGGTTAGCCCTGTTGCTGGGCTGGATTCACTTAAAACGCCGCTTGCGCTTTTTATAGTTGGTTTTTTTCACGGCATCACCTCCGCATATCTCACGCCGCATGGATGCACCAGGCGCAGCGTTGTTTCCTTTCCGTTCACCATTGGCGTGATGGTGTCCAGCACGCATCCAGTAAAATGGAGTCCGAGGCGGGCGAAGGTTCTCATCGCGTTACTTGCCCCGTTCCATTGGGCAGGGTTGGTGAGCGGATTCACCGCCGGATATTCCAGTACAGCGAACACCTCTTCCCACGGCACCGGGCAACCGTCTACTACATCATCACAGCGACCTATCACCAGATGAAAAGGCACCAGCAGCAGCGTGCCCATGCGGCTGGCCACCAGATGACCGAATGCGCGGTAGATGTTCCCGTCGGCGGAGAAGGTGCGCAACAGATCGATGCGAAAGAGAGGAGAAGTCATCGCTGCACCTCGAACATATCAACCGTATTCTCGCAGCGCGGTGCAGGTATCATTTCTCCGGCAGGAATAAAGTCGATGCAACGCGGCTGACCATCCTTGTCGTACTGCCATTTGGTTGGGTATTCTGCATCTTCTATATTGAATGCCATTGTGATACTCACGATGCTGCAAGTTTCGTTGTCATCGCATTCATCGATCGGATCACCTTTCTGCAGCGATCCATCACGTGCGCACCTGGTACACCACGATCCGATAAAACAATCCCCTTCTGTACCATTGCTCGGGCGGTACCGCCTCACGCGCACCCCAGCTTCCCATGCAGGTAGGTATTCTTCACACTGACTGCAGACACCTTTCCCTATGCTCTCGTCCACGCGCAGCCAATAACAGCCGCCGCAACAGGCATGGTCGTCATCGCAGCCGCATCCGATACAGGTTGATATAGTCACTTTCCACCTCCCAGATAAAAAGCGTCATCCAGCTGTGCAAAGCGGTAGCGCACCATCATTCCGATATACAGAACGTTGGCAGCGACAACGAACAGGCCTCCGTAGAAGCTGATCGGCTGGTTGAGGTGAGGGTAGTAGTAGAGATTCCAGAAACCCCAGCACAGGAAGAACACCGCGCTGACGATGGACACCCCGCGCGTTTCCTTGTGGGCATGCAGCACACGGCAATGGTTGAGTACAAAGAATCCGGCCACCGCCTCGATCGCGCCGTTGATGTGGTCAGGCGTGATCGAAGATAGCAGCGTGATCAGCAGGGCGTGAAGTGCAGTGATGGAGTCGAGGGGGATCATCCCATCACCCCGCCTAGCTCTTCATATCTAGCTATGAATTCAGCAAATGCACGCTCACAGTCCCATGGCCTGATTGCAGAGGTTCCCAACTTTGGAAGTGGTTTGATACCTTTGATGATCGCCCACTCATCATCGTGTTCCGGCATCAGGTCGCGCTGCTCGGTGGCAAGTAGCACCAGATCAACCTGTTTCAGCGCAGCGGGTAGCGGGTAGGGCAGGCCGAAGATTGGGAAGATGGCGCGCTCGATGCGCTCTTCAATCACCTTGTAATCCGGCAGTAGTTGTTTGAGAGGCGAAGGGATATCGCCGATAAAAGCCTCGGCTGAATCATGTAACAGGCCGATCATTCCCCAGTGTTTGATATCAACTTTTGCATCCGTTTCCTGCCAGACATTTGCGCATAACTCCAGCTCTTTGCTGACCAGAACGGAATGTTGTGCCACGCTGTAAAACTCGCTGCTGTGTCCCCCGAAGCGGCAGATATGCGACAGCGCGTGTGCGATATCCTCGATGCTGACCTCGCATGATTCCGGATTCAGAAAATTGAAGTAGTTCCCGGATTGAAGCAGGATGTCCGGACGAATTGTGGTTGTGGTCGTGTTCATTTGGTCATCCATTCATTGCAGATGGCAGTTTTTGTGGTAGCAAACTCTCCACGTTTGCAGCGCAGGTGCGTTCTTTCATAATCGGTGTCAGGCATGGAAATAACATCTTCAGATAATATGCAGTTGTGACAACCAGCACGATCAGATGATTTTAGATATCCCATGCGAAACATTTTTTGCTCAGTCCATGAGCCTGACATGCTCGGTTTCATGCTGTACCCCCTTCAAGTTTGGTGATTTTGGTTTCTGTTCCGATGAAAAACTGCTTTGCATCAATTGCATCCATTTGTGGCATCGTTTTGAGCTTTTGCATCGACTGGTACAGCACCATCACGTCCATTTTGGGTAGCTGCTCTTCGATCTTCGCAATGCCGGCCAGCACGGCGGCTTGTTCCAGTTCGCGCAGCTCCCATACGCCAGACTTATCACCGCGCGTCCCGGCTTCGTTCATCGCGCGCATCGCACCTTCCACAACGAGCGTCACGGACTTATCTTTCGGTGGGCTGAGAAACAGAGCGCCCCAGATGGTGTTGATTGCCTGGCCGATGCGCTGGTATTGCGTGTAGGAAAAATAGCCGAGTCGGGCGGTGGTCACCGCCATATGCAGCACTAGACCGAACTCGTTGCGTAGGCTGGTGACCGGGATGCGGACGTGTTTCTGGCGATAGGCTTTTCTGCGCTTGGTTTTTGATCCGGCCATGATCAGTTCCCCTCATCGCAATAATGGCCAGCCACATCCTCTACATCGATCACGATGCCCATCTCCTCGCATGCGGCATAGATGCGCGAGATAATCTGTTTACAGGTATCGCGTTGTTCCAGCTTTACGCCGGCAACATTTTTCAGCCAGTCCAACTCAACCGCAGCATCCAGTGATGCCTTGATCAGCACAGCGACCTTATGTTCGCGACTGTTGCTGGCCTGATGGTGCGCAGAACGGCGCGATGGTGGCGGGAAACATTCCGGGTGCTGTTGACGTGCTGCTAACAGCGTGATGGTTTCAATTTCAACCGGTGGTGGAAGGGTGCTCATGATTTTTCCTCCTGTTTAATGCCGCAGAACGGGCAGAAGTTATGAATAAAGTTCGAGTGTTCCAGCTTCTTTTGCCCGTCCAGCTCAATCTCTACTTTGCTGCATGATCGAAGCGTCACATTGCGATCAGTCACTGCAAAAGTGACACCCGTTATCTCCAGTCGCTTGACGGGTTTTTTATAGGGCGAAGAAACCTGAAGTTTCTCTAGCAACGCTTTCTCATACTTTGCTATGCAGTCGCAATTCATGATTCACTCCGCGCTTGCGCCTTTGCTTGCGCCTTTTCAGCCGCCTTCAATTGCCGCTCCAACAATTTACGTACGGCGGTGATGACGGATTTCGCTTCATCCCCATAGAATTGAATCGGGCCGTAGTTCGTTTCGATGGTGAAATCTCTTTCCATTGCCGGCACGCGCTTGGCCAGCGTGTAATAAAGTTGTTCTGTGTACTCGCTCATTTTTGGTCTCCTTCGTTGTTAATAATTAAAAGTTTTTCTGGCCAGTTCGATGGCATAGCCGAGCCGGTAACGTCGCACACGCCAGTAGTAGTGCGTGTCCAGGATGAAGTCGTAGATGCGCACGATGGTTTTCCAGCTGCGGCGGATGTGTTGTCTGATCAGCGTGAGCATGTCGCGGCTCCGGTTGCTTGGATGAACAGATGCCCGCCCAGCCAGACGATGCGTCCACCGATACGGCGTGCGATTGCCATGACTTCGGATGCCCTTAACTCAGGGTGTAATGCGATGGTTTTCATGATGTTGGTCTCCCTTTTTTGTTGGATGAATTGTTTTCAAATACCCAGCATTTCAGCGTGGCTGGCAGACGGGGTGCGTTGTGTGCTTTGCGCTGGTTGTAGGCTTCGTTGATGCCGCTGTTAACCGCGCGAATGTCGATGAACTTGCGGGTTCTGCTGGTTTTGAGCACGCGCTTGAGCTCGCTGATCGGCGGCACTTGCTGGCGTTTATCTGCGGCGTGCATGATGAAATGGTTGAGGTTGACGGCGATCAGGCCATCGCCGCGTGCATGGTTGAGCTGTGGGTCGTCTTCGCCGTCCAGATAGTCGAATATTTCCCAGAATTCATGCACCATCGGATGGTCGGCATTGATGGCTTGCTGGCGTGCCACGGCCATGTTGAGCAGCTCTTTATGTGCGCTGATCACCATGTCTTCGGTGAGCGGGACGATGCTGGCCAGCGCATCCACCAGAGCCATGATCTGGGCGTGGTTTTTGATGATGCGCAGGTTCTTGACCGTTGGCATCTTTTGCATCTGCTCGTCGTATTGTTTGGTAGAGGTCTTGAATGCAGCCATCACCTGAGCTTCAGCACTGATTGCCTTGATGGTGAAGCCAGATACGTCCTCGACACTCATGCGTTCCAGCTTTTCGGCTGCCAGCTTGGTGGTCTGGGTGTGCGATGAGACATCGCAGTTGATATGCACGATGCGTTGCAGCACGGCGTCACTAGCGGCGACATCGGCGTTCTGGCTGATGACGACCGCGCCACGGAAGGGCGGTTCGTAGGTCTCGTTGCCGCCGTTCTTGATGCCGCGTGAGCGCACCGAGCGCCCGTTGTAGGCTGTCTTGAGTTCGTCCCAGTCGAAGCCTTTGGCGTGCGCCTTGTCTTCACCTCCACGGTCACCCTCGATCAGCACCACCGGCATGCCTGCGACCTGGGCGAAGTTACGCGCACGGGCGGCCAGTGTGGATTTGGAAGGGTCGAAGCCTTCATAGTCGCGGCGGCCTAGCAGTTTCCAGAGGAATTCAATCAGGGTGGATTTACCCGCACCTGGCTCGCCGACGATCTCAAGGAAGGGATAGGATTTATGCTCGGCGCGGATCTGTTCGGCGAACAATGAACCCATCCAGAAAGCCAGCGCCACGATGCCCTTGGCACCAAAACAGCGCCAGATCAGGTTGATCCAGTCTTCCTTGAATGCCTTGAGGTCAGCGTTGATGGACAGCGTGACAGACTGGTTGAGTGACTTGACTGACAGCTTGCCGAGGTCGAAGAAGTCTTCTTCATTAAGTTCGTAGAGCTTGCCGTTCTTGATGGCGACATCGCCGAACACATAGGCGCTGTGCTCTTTGCTGTAGCCGATGAAGTCTATGGTCTGAACCGTCTTGATGTTGAATAGTTGGCGTTGCTGGATTCGGTCGAGCTGGCTGTTGTTGCCGGTGAACACTGCACCTGGTGCGATGGACAGCAGGCGCTTTTTAAATTCGCCCGCCGAAGTGAGCATCGATCCGGTGAAGGTGTTCTTGATGGACGCGCCGTCGTGCGGGAAATCCACACGCAGGTAGTACCAGGACTCATCAGTAAGCGGGCTGGCCTGATAATAAAGGGCACTGAAAAGGCAGTTGGCGATCTCGCTCAGTGTGTGAGATTCGAGCAATGCACGGTCACGCAGCTCGATGTCGGAGAGTTCGCCATCGTGCGCCTTGCCGATCTCTTCTTTGGCCTTGCCGAATTTACCGAGGTCCAGCTCGAACCAGTACATGCGGCTGGCGAAGCCGAAGTAGAACTTGTTGTAGCCGTCGTGGTTGTACATCAACAGCGCCTTGTCCTGCGCGTTCTTGGCAATGAGCAGCGCGCCGTTGTAGCGCGCCTCGGTTAGTGTCTTGTCGTTCAGGCGGTCGCGCTGGTGCAGCTCGTTCCAGTCCAGCTTGAGCTTTCCAGCATCGGGCGGTTGCGCAGCGACGGCGACCCATCCATCCTCGATGCTCTTGGCTACCCACTGGCGGGTGTAGCGTGTTCCGGCTGTGCCAGTATCCAACGCCCAGACCAGTTTTGGGCGCTTGCGGTCGAGAGCGTGGCACTGATCGGCCAGCATCTTGAGTGCGGCGGCGGGGTAGTTGTTACAGGTCAGTGCCGAGACGCTGACGACATCGTGGTGCAGCAGTGCGATGGAATCGAAGATGCCCTCGGTGATCCAGATTTCCTTGACGGTATCCGCTGCCAGATCCATGCCAGGTGCTTGCCACCATGTGCAGCTATACGCGCCGTTGAAATTGGCCTTGCGCTTGTCGAAACGGTGCGGCTGGTCAATGATGCGTTCCCAGTAACCGACACCAGGCAGGGCAAAGCGCACCGTGGCTGAGCCGATGTTCTGTTTGTGGTCGTAATAGCTCTCTTGAGCGTACCAGCCTTTGATTTTGGTGAGGTCAAAGCCGCGACCTTCTGCCAGATAGGCATCAGCGGAAGCGTTCGGCTCGGCGGGTGTGGCCTGATAGCGTTCGCTCCAGTTGTTGAAGAGTTCCGGATACAGTTCCTTGACATGAAATTCCGCACCGCATTTGTTCAGCCGTCCGCAGCGCAATACCCAAGGTTCATCGCCGTGGGTGAAAAGCTCTTTCTTGTGGCAGGACGGGCAGACGCCACCGCGCAACCATTCGCCCTGGTGCTTGAACGCATAGTCTCTGTCGAGCAGCTGCGTGATTTCGGAATGTAGTCTTGGGTTCATCGCTCGTGTGCTTTGTAAATTTTGGGTAAAAAAATCCCGCATGCCTCAGTTCAGGCATGTTCAATGGGTAGTGTTCGGGGTGGTTACTTGCGGTTAGCCGCTAGGCACAGGTGCTGCTGACTGCTTTTCAGATGGAGGGATGTAGATGTCCGGATTAGGCATGCACGATGGCACGATGGTGCATATAGCCGAGAGCAGGGACTTCCACGAATGTCCACATTCGTAGTTGCTGCACTGGAAATACACCTCTCTGGATATCGGCGACATTTCCTTGCTGGTACGTATCGTGGCGCTGTTGCCGCAATGCGGGCATTTGATGCGCATCCTGCTGGTCATGGTAGCTCTCCTGTCATCATGGTTTCGATGGTGTTGCGCGCCCTGGTGAAAGATGCGACTGCTTCGCTCAGTTCCTTATGCGCTTTTTCCAGTTCTCCTGGATCAACACCATCTACCAGTGCGGCCATTGCGCTTTCGGCATCGGACGCTTCAGTCAGCATTTCCTTCAGCATCACCAGCGGTTGAGTCGTGCCTTCCGTGCTGATGTTGCGACAGGCTAGTCCGACCGGCATCAACATGCGGTTGACTGCGTTCATGCGCAGATCGGCGGGCAGGGCGGCGAGGATGGACGGGATGAAGTTTGCAGGCAGCAGGTTATTGTCTTTGGTGACATCGTCCAGCCAGCGGAAGATGCGGTCGGCGTTCACCTTCATGCGGCCATACGCATCGCGGGTATGCGGGTCGAACACGATGCCGCTGACCTGTTGCATGCCGTGTTGCTCGTGCGCTTCCACGATCATCTGCGCGGCGGTCTCGCGGCTCCAGCTGTTCTTCTTGCGCCACACCTCGACTGCGTCGCGGATGATGCCGATCAGGGTGTGCGAACCGTGTTGCATGATGGTGGGCTTTTTCATGGCTATGATTTGACTAAGCGGTTTGCTTGCGTTGTTGTTCCTGACGGGCAATGCCGTCGCGGATGAATTCGGCAGCCAGGTTGCTCATGCTGCGCTGGGTGTTTTCGGCCACGGCGCGTAGTCGCTGACGGTCGTCTTCCCGAAAATGCACGATCAGCGGTGTCCGTTTGGGTTTGCTATCCGAAGTGGTCATGGCTAGAATCAATCAATGTTTAAAGTGAATACAATTATGAGAATTAAAGTTCTCTATGTCAACAAATAATTATGAATTTTGATTCTCTTTTTGGTGGGCGTTTGAAAGAAGAACGGGTTCGCTTGGATTTAAATCAAGCGGAAGCTGGAAATATTGCAGGTGTAAGTCGTGAGATGTGGGGTAAATACGAACGAGGGGCCGTGCCTGGTGCAGATGTATTAGCGGCCTTGGCCGGATATGGTGCGGATGTGATGTACATCCTGACCGGTACGCGCAGCGCGGCGCTTCCCGGCATCAGCCCGCGTCAGCGCGCGTTGCTGGACAACTATGAGCATAGTGATGAATCGGGTAAGTCGATCATCGAGGGAACTGCCTCTCTGGCAGCGGAATCAGCGCAAGTGAAGAAGGCGTGACAATGAATTTTAAATATAAGGACGCCCAGGGAGAAATTAAAACATTTGATTTACACCAGGCCTGGCGAGAAGAGGGCAAGTACATCATTGGGTTCGATACAGCAGATGAGCGTACAAAGACATTTCTTAAATATCGCGTGATCGAGTATTTGAATGGCTCAGAAAAACTACTTGAAGTGCCGTATCCGCCAGCACCAGAACCGTTACATGCAATAACGCGCCCACCAGAGATACTTTTTACAGGATTTCCAAAAGAGCAAAGAGCAAAACTTGAGGCGAAGGCAATTGCTAAAGGGATGCATGTAGTTAAGACGGTTACAGCAAATCTCCTATATTTGTGTGCTGGGCCGAATGCTGGACCAGCAAAACTATCCGCGGCAAGATCGAAAGGCTGTTACGCCATGTCCCCAGTTAGTTTTCTAAATCTTCTTGAAACTGGTGAATTGCCAGATCATGATTTATTTGACTAAGAATAAATGATCCGCACACTCGCCCTCATCGCCTTACTCGCCCCACTTCTATGCTGGGGCGATTCATTGGTATACGGGTTGGTGAATTCACGCTTTTGGAGAATGGAGAGAACGAGATGGATTTAGAAGCAATCAAATTACTTCAAGAAATTAAGGCTATCGTCACAACGATATCCAATGATTCTGCACCATGGATCGCTTTTAGCGGTGTGGTACTTGCGGCCATTTTTGCAGGTTACTTCAGCATTAGTGCTTACCAAAAGAGTCAGAAGGATGTCCGCAGGCAACACGTTCTTGACCAGCGTAAACAAGCACTCTTCGAGGCACTACAAGCCATCAATCACGTGTACGCTAACACAGTGTGGAATGAACAGCCTCCGCTGAACCCCGCAGAGTGGGACATCAATCTGGCTCGGGCAGCTCTAAACAAGCTCAACGTGTATTGCGAAAGGCCCGATGCGGTCATCAAAGCATTTCACAGAGCTGTCGGCACGAATGATGTACTTTACAACGCCGCCAGCATTAACGACTTTATACGGGAATGTGCACGAGAACTGGATTTACCGGAAGTCTCGTTTACAGATGAAAACAAGGCATGGATTTCGTCTTTACCTGGAACCAGAGAGTGTGAAGAGCTCGAAAAGAGAAGGGCCTTCAAACAGTCATTTTAGGCGATTGGCAGGAATTTGAGCGAGCGATGAGCTCGCGAGATAGCGGGAATCATAAGCCGGTAATTATTACCGAGGAATAGTGGGCTGGTTATATCAATAGTTTTATATGTTCGATGTTTTGGAATCAATTCAATCAATAAGGGAGCCTTTATGTCGCATCAGCATGTCGTTAATCTGTCTTATAGAATAAAGTACGAAACTAAAGACCCTGTGCCTATTGATGAGGTTGTGAGAGCCTTAGAATCCTTGAATTCCTTGCTGGCTTCAGCATCATCTGTTATTTCTGGTATTTCAGATATTCAAATACAAGGGCAACAAATTTTTGTTGAGAGAATTGAATCTGGCAGTTTAATCGAAGATATTGGGATAAAATTAATCTTCGGCAGCAAGGAGAAGATGGATGAGTTTTTATTGTGGTTGCACGATACAAATATGAGAGGCATAGTTATTGGCGCTTTGTTGGGCGGTGCGCTGACTTATGGATATGGGGTATTAACCCATAATAATGCTGATGCGTCTGCAAATACTGGCTCGCTTATCACCAATAGCCCAAACAGTATGATTATTAACTTCCCCGCTGGCGAGTTGAGTGATGAAATGCGTATTCTGGTAAAACAGGAATTTGCAAAGCGTGTAAGAAATAAAGACGAGATTGCCAAGCAAACCATAAACTTTTTCAAGCCTATGCAACATGACCCAAGTGCGTCAATTTCATTAGGTGAAGGTGAGGTTAAGGCGGCAATTCCTGCAGCAACAATTGCAAAAATTCCAACTAAATATGTGGCTAAGAAGAACAACCGTTTTGAGGAAATTTCCGGGGTTGAAATTGAGCTTCGTGCGACAGATTTGGATAATAAAAAAACGGGTTGGGCAGGCTCAATTACAGGGGTAACAAATCGGCTTAAAATAGAAATCGACCCGACTATAGACCCAAGTGAATTATATGGGCGCTCTAAAATTACGGCTGATGTGACTTTGGAGCGAGTATTTGATCCAAGTTTTAATGAAATGATGCCGAAACGAATTGTTATTAGAACAATACATGAACCTGAATCTATTGAATGATGTTTAACCAGCCCGCCATCACCTTGATGCGCGGGCTTTTTTGTCACTTATCCACAGAAGTGTCCACCGTTTTTGTGGATTATTAACCTGCAATCTCCGTTGCCTTGATCTCCAGCGCGAGCTGGGTGGTGTAGCCGCTGTCGCTCAGGGCGTGGGTGACTTTGATGATGATCCAGTCGGTGCTGTCTATGGCGGGTTTGAAGCCTTGCACGGTGGCGGGTGTCTCGGGGATCAGCTCGGGCTGGCCGTGTGCCAGGGTGATGCTGAACTCGGCCATGCCGCGCTGGAGTCTGCGCCATTCGGCACGCGCTGCCCGACGTGCGTTCTCCTGGCTGGCATAGACGTGGCGCAGGGTCTTGGTGTTGTCGGCGCTGCTCTCAATGGCGACTGTCGGTGTTGCCAGGCGGGCGGCGTCTTTCTTGGCCAGTTTGGCAGCGGCGGTTTTCTCGGCCTGCTCTTCGGCGAGGCCATAAGGCACTTCTCCACTGACGCCCAGATTGCGGTCGTTGTAACTTACCTTGACGCCGATATAGCCTGCACGTTGCGCGGTGGTCATCTTGCGCCAGGTCTTGCGCGCCAGCTTATGCGCGGCAGCGTGGCTCTTGCTCAGTCCGGACAGTGGTTTGTAGGTTCCGGTGGGGATGACGACTACCGGCGCCGGGCGATTATGTTCGGCATCGTCTTCGGCCTTGCCCCAGATCACTTCGCCCTTGGCCGCTGAATGCGTGTCGTTGTAGCTGGCTTTCACCTGGCTGTAACTGTCGCGCTCGGCCATGGTGAAGTGGTGACTGTCGCCTGATTGACGTGTGAGTACCACCGTTGGCAGGCGCTGGCCGCTGGCAGTGACCCCTCCCCCACTCTGAATGAATAGCAGCCTGCCACCCTTCACGGTGGCGATGGCATCAAACTGCGCGGCCAGCCTAGTGAGCAGGTTGGCGGATGATTCGTTGGTCTGGTCTATATGGTCCACCAGCTGGCTGGCCAGCGCGGTGGAGACCATCGGCTGCAGGTCGTTCTCAGATGCGATGGTGTTAACGATCTGGCCGACTGTCTGCTGGTGGAACGAGCGTTCGCGCTGGGTGGTGAGGCCTGAGCGCAGATCCGCGCTGCGGGCGCGGATGGTGAGGGTGTCGGGCGCGCCGCTGTGGCTGACTTCGTCCACGGTATAGCTGCCCTTATCTACCAGCCCGCTATCCTGCCAGCCGAGGGACAATCGCACTTCTGCACCGCGTGCTGGCAGATCGAGCTTGCCGTCGCTGTCGTCTAGTGTGATGTCGAGCTGGTCAGCCTCGAAGCCGCGATTGTCGGTGAGCGTCAGGCTTATCAGCCTGTCCTGCACGGTGGTGGTGATGTCCAGGCCGTCCACGTTGAGACGGAAGGCGGGCTGTTTATAAGAGGTATCGCCGATCATAGCAGCGCCATCAGCTCGTTGGTGACGACGCCGACGATGTCTGGCACATCTTCATCCACTCGGGTGAGCTTGAGGCTGAACTCGATCTTGCGCGCACTGCCATCACCGAAGAATAGGCTGCCGGTTTCGCTGATGTCCTCGATGACGAACAGGCCGTAGAACCAGCCGGTGCCTTCCAGTAGTGGCCACGCCTTTCCGGTCTCAGCCATGTAGCGCAGCATGGATAGGGTGACTTTGCCGCCGGTGATCTCCGGGTAGAGCGTGCCGCTCAGGGTGATGCTGTCGTCGCCGGGGCCGATGAACTGACGTGCCGGACGGCGGCCTACCCGCGAGCTGGACGGATGTCGCCAGCTGGTCTGGCGTTGCAGTTGTTGATAAGGCACGGTGTTGAGGCCGAATACAAACAGGCCGAGTGCCATCATGACGGAGGATTGAGAGAACATGCGCTATTCCTTGTCGGTCAGTCGGCTGCGCGCCTGCGCGGCTTTGTTGCGATCGATGCGCTCGAATTCACGCCCGACATAGCGCGCAAGCAACTTCTCGTCCATGCCTGCTGATGGGTAGATGTTCTGGACGATCTGTCCGGATGCTGAGTGTTGAGACTTAGCGACCGCCGACATCACCGGCGGGCGGGTGTCGAATTTAATAGGCGCTGCCGTTGCCGGGCCTGATACCGCCGCGACTGCTGACAGTGCCAGCCCGATGGGGCCCGGCAGAAACTTGAGCAACGGTTTGAGGAAAGATAGTTTGTCGCGTATCCATTCAACCATTTTGGTGAAGCCCGAGGCGATACCGTCCCATAGGCCGACGAAGAATGTCTTGATCGGTGACCAGTACTTGTAGATCAGCAAGGCACCGACGGCAAGCGCGGTGATCGCCAAGCCAAGCGGATTCATAAACAGTAATCGTCCCAGCCAGAGCAGCCCAGTGCCGATGGTCTTGAGCATGGAAAATACCGCCATGCCCTTGATCGGCAGCACTGCGAGCGTGAATTTAAGTATGGCAAAAGGCCCCAGCACGGCGGCGATGGCCAGCATCAAGCCACCCACCACAGTGACGACACCAGCGATGACGGCGGCGGTCTTCATCAGGTTGGCAGTCAGTTCGGGATGCTCTTTCACCCAGTCGCGCATGCCCCTCAGTACATCCTTAATACTGCCGAGAATATCCACCAGCGCAGGCTTTAACACCAAACCAAGATCAGAACTCATATTGAATAGGCTATTTTTTGCCAGATCGTATTGCGCACTGAGTGCCTGTGTACGCGTCAACGCCTCGCGATCCATCGAGCCGTTTGCTTTGGCATCGTTGACCAACTCGAGTTGACGACGGTATTCGCCCAGGTTGGATGCCAGCTTTGCGGCATCGTCGCCGAATTCCTTGCCGAACAGCCGCGTGGTGGCTTCGAGTTGTTTTTCCTGCGGCAGCGATTTGATGGCGTCCATTACCTTGAGGATGGTGCCGGTAGCGTCTTTGCTCATGCCGAGCTGCACGCCCTTGGCATCCAGCCTGAGCATCGCCAGCCCTTCCTGAAATTTTTTGCTTTGCATGGTCGCGATTGATAGGTTCGTCATCATCGCATTGGATGCTGATGCCGAGACTTCTGAGTTGGCGCCCAGACTAAGGAAGGTGCTGGCCAGCGCGGCGGCTTCGCGGTATTTCATGCCGACGCTGTCGGCGGTACCGGCGATACGCTGCATCACGTTGATGATGTCGCCGCCCTTGGATTGGGCGTTGTCGTCCAGGAAGTTGATCACGTCGCCCAGTTGGCCGATGTTTTTGATCGGCACTTTATACAGCGCGGCGATCTTGCCCATCTGGTCGCTGAGTTCGTCCACTGGGAGGTCAAATGCGATGGCGGCTTTTGCGGCTGTTTCAGCAAAGGTAAGCAAGTCGCTCTTGCCTTGTATGCCCATGCGCGCTGCGGCCTCGACGATGTTGGCGAATTCGATACTTGTCATCGGCAGTCGTTCGCTCATCGCTTTGATGGCATCGCCCATTTCGTAGTAGCTCTTGGTGTAGTTTCCGTTGGCATCCTTGGCACCATCTACTTGCCGTGCTACGCCCAGCATGGCATCTTCGAAGCTTGCGTAATCCTTGATCGCTTTTAAGATCGGCATGCTCATTGCCACGCCAGCCGCCGTGGTGGTGGCACCTGCCATTGCCAGCTTATCGCGCTGACTGATGGTCTTGTCGTAATTGGCGCGGGCGGCGTGCAGGGCTTGCTGGCGTTTGTTGAGCACTTGCAGCGCTTCGCTTTGCTTGTTGACCTCACCGGTGGCCAGCGCCATCTGGCTCTTCAGCTCTTTCTGCTTAGCGTTGAGGTTGCCGGTGGCGATGCCATTGGCTTTGAGTGTGTCACGTAGGCGTTGCTGTTTGACGATCAGCTCGTTGTGTTCTTGCTTGAGTTTTAAGGCGCTATCCTTGGCTTCCTTGAAGGCGCGTGCCATATCGCGAGTTGGGACGGGTACTTTGTCTATTTCCTGACGGATGCGCTTGACTTCAGCCTGTGCAGATTTCAGCGTGTTGGCAGTGATGGACGCATCTTTGGATACTTTCTGGAAGGCGCTGATGTTGTCCTGGGCGCGGTTCAGTTCCTTGAGTTGATCCTTGGCCGCCTTGAGCGCATTGGCGGTTTCGCTGCTGCCTGACGTGATGGCCTTGAGCGGCTTGAGGATTTTCTCTGTCAGCGCAAGCTGCACCCGTAGTTGAAGTTCGTTCATGTTATTCATCCGCTCCGCTTCGTTTACGCGCCTGTTCGCGCCATTCCATCAATTCCGGCAGGCTCATCTGGTACATGTCGCCGGGTGACCAGTGGAAGATGGCGGCGATGTCGGCCATCGCTTCTTCCACACGGCCGGGCAGTGCTACTTCACTGCCTTCGGTAACAAAAAACCAGCCACCATTGAACCGAATTGCACCAGGTCTGCGGGATCGAGTGCGGCGGCTTCCATCTCGGTCAATGTTGGGGTGCTGATCCTCGGCAGGATGCGCTGCAGGGCGTTGACATCCATCTGCAGCAGGTCGGTTAAGGTGAGGCCGCGCAGCTCGCCTGATACGGGCTTGCGCAGTTCCACGCTGGTGATTTCGCTATCGCCGCGCTTGATGGGTTGATCTAGGGTGATGGTGTTATTTGATAGGCTCATGATGGTCTCGTTTGATTGGTTCGGGGTTTACCCTCTCCCACGACGGGAGAGGTGGCTGCGGTGCTGCTTCGGGAGGTATTGCGTTATGCCAGACCGATGGCTTGACGTTGTGCTTGCAGCACGTCCACGCCGTTGACGATCTCGATCATGTTGAGCAGATCGATCTCGATCAGGACTTTGTTGTCAACGGAGAGCTTGTAGTAGCTCAGCGCCGATTTGACGGTGAGCTTGCCTTTATCGCCAGCCTTGGCATCGCCCATGTCGATTTCCTGATGGCGACCACGCACGACGATTTCGATGGCTTGCGTCTGTGCCGTGTCGTCACGCTGGTAAGCGCCGGCAAAGCGCAGCAGCACGCCGTCGGCCTTGGTGGTGCCGTACTGGGTGAATACCTGCTCCATAAAGCCGCCGCAGGTGAATTCGAGTTCCAGCTTTTCCTGCCCGAGATCAATGCCGACCGGACCGTTCATGCCGCCGCCACGGAAGTCTTCCAGTTTGCGAGCGAGCTTGGGTAGTTTGATGTCTTCGGCTACGCCCATGTAGCTTTTGGCGTCATTGAAGAGGTTGAAGTTCTTGAGGACTGATGGCAGTGCCATGATGTTTTCCTTTTCTCAAATGAATGAGAGGCGATCCGTAAATCGCCCCTGTGTTTATGCGCCGATCGCGGCAGCGAAATCAACCAGGTAACGGTCGGTGATGCGCTGACGGAACATGAGGTTCTCCAGCGGTGGCACCGGCGTGTAGTCGTAGTCGATGTACAGCTTGCCGGATTTCAGCGTGACCGCATCGTTGACGTCCGGGTCATACCAGGCACTGCCGTCAATGATGTAGCCCAGACTCTTCAGCGCACGGAATTTGGCGTTTACACCCTCGATGATGTCGCGCGCCAGTGATGGGTTGAGCGGTGCGTCCACTGCCCAGAAGTGCGCCTCGGCTATGGTGTCCATCAGCACTTGTGCAGTGCGGGTGTAGTTCTCGAACGCGAACAGCGGATCGGCGGAACAGGTGCGCGAACCCCAGAAGCGGAAGCCTTCATGACGGATCAAGGTGGTGACCTCAAGCGCGTTGAGGTAGCCCGCATCGGTGGCGGGGTCTTGCAAGTCCCAGAACACGTCGTTGTTGATGCCAGTGACGCCATTGACCGGGATGTTGGAGAGTGTCTTGTGCCAGCCTATCTCTTCGTCCAGCTTGGCTCGCAGGCCGATGGCGCGGGCGGTGGCATAGGCGGTAGCGGTGGTGCTGATAGCGGTATCCCATGAGAGGAAATCCGGCCAGATGACCATGACTTCGCGCGCGCCGAAGTTGACGCGATAAAGCGCGGCATCTTCCTTGGTCGCACAAGCCCAGGCTGAGACGTAAGCAAAGGCGCGCAGTTTCTGGGCGATGCTCACCAGTGCAGTGGCGACTTCCAGTGTGTCCAGTCCAGGACAGGCCAGAATGCGCGGCTTGACGTTGAGCTTGGCTTGCGCCACCAGCAGCGCCTGCATGCCGGTGTATTGGCCTGACGGGAGCACGGTGCCGATGACGTTGCTATTGGTTGCCGCATCATCGATACCCTCGGCGACACGCACCACGACGACCAGCGCATTGGTTTGATCGGCGATGGCTTGCAGTGATTTGGATAACGTGCCTTGCACGCCTGCCTTAGCGATACCTGCCAGCACAGAAGTGAGCAGTACAGGTGTGTCGATCGGGAAGGCGACAGCATCGGCATCAGTTGCGTGTGCAACGAGGCCTATGATGGCGGTGGCGATGGTGCGAATAGGTCGGGTGCCGGTGTTGATTTCAACGACCCGGACACCGTGGTGGTAATCGGTTGGCATCTGTATCTCCTGAAGGATGGTTACAACAGTGCCAAGTCTGCCCTTTACCGCTTTTTATGGCTGGCTGCGCGTGTTGTGATGTAACGAATCACAACCTGCGCGGGTGGTCAATTGCAGCGCAGGTACATCACCACACCACCGCTTGCACATCGGCTACGGTCGCCGCTGCGCGCACCTGGTCTTTAAGTGTTTGCAACCTGACGAATGCGGCCTGCCCTTGTATCAGCATCGCGCCTGCCAGTCCTTTGAGTTGAGCAAAAGTCATCGGCACTTGTGTATTGCCCTCATCCATCCAGAAGAAACCTGCCGGCACGGATCCGGCGACCAGTGTCTTAGTCAATACAAGCTGGCTGGACTCATCGGCCTGAAAAGTAGTGGACAGGTAGGCTACTGGCATCTGTATGGCGGCTGAATATGCGGTAGTGAGTGCGGCGATCCGAGCAGATTGCGCCTCAGCCATTAATAGCGGCGCAGGTTTTACGGTCGCATATCCGGAAGGCGCAGCTCCGAGCGCATCAATAACTAACGTCTCACCTGAAACTTGATCGTAAAACGTCTGCCCGCGTAAATCTGGCATGACCGCCCATTTATTTGCTACCGCATCAAACACTGCGACAGCATCAACCTGTATCGCTGGTGGATTTTTAAATGTTGATGCCTCTGGCGCGTGAAATACACCCTGCTCAAGTGGTGATTCGTGAGCCTCATACTGACTTAACAGCTCGCCTGTCATCGGGTCGTACAAGTATGCGATTTTAGTTTTCATCATTTCCTCTTAAATATATTGAACGCATTTCAGGACGCGTACACCGGCGGCTAGGTTGGCAGCTCCCCCCTGAATAGATACGTTAGGGCCTGCGTCAAACCCCAGCGGGATCAGGACCTGTGGATATATTGCCGCCGTATTTCCATTTATAACACCAGTAAAATTAGCGGCATGGGTATGTGCAAGATTCTCACCAACTGTTGATGTTCCCACATTTCCATTTGCCTGCACCGACGCGTAATTAGCCGGGAACCAAGGTATCCCAAATGTTGTTGCGCCATCGCCAGCACCCCATGGATAACCTTGCGAGGCATAAAGAGCATGCAGGGCAGGGTATGCCACTCTTGAGACGTTCGTTGCAGCGATGGGGGCTACGAGCGCACCGGCTGGCGCAGTGGTTCCTGAATGCTCGAACAGGTCTCCCACCTTTCGCGTACCACCCAGACTTGCGAGCGCATTGGCGATCGCTATATCCAACTCCGCCTGTGTTGAATACTGCGGATGCGGGTCAACTGTTAATTCATGCGCAGCGATGCTTCCTGCTCCAGACTCGATCTGCGCCTTCAGCCAGGCGGTGCGGTTGGCGAGTTGCTTGGCTTGCAGGTTGTCTATCCCGTCATGTCCTCCCATCACCGGATCGTTCGTTTCAAGCTGATAAATCTCAGCCTCATAGTTTGGGTTTTCTACTATCGCTACCATGATTTTATTCCTCGCTAGTTGATGATGCCGCGTGTGTATTGACCATCGCGGGTGGTGTAGCCGTTATGTCTCAATGCCACACGGCTGTAGTCAAGCGCTACTAGGTGACAGCAATTGCGCGTGACTGTTGCCAGCATTGCGGTGATGGTGGCTGCTTGGTCGAGCGTGATCGGGCGTTGCAGGATGATGCGATAGGTCGCCCACTGTGAGGGGCCGCCACGTCTGCGATATCCGTTGCGGGTGGCTGTGCCGTTATGGCTGACGCAGTCGGCGCGCTCGATCAGCAGGGCATCAGGTTGTCCACGCACGGCCAGTGCGGATTTAATGGCATACGGCGTGCCTTTGCGACGATGCATATCTGCCGAGGATTCGATCGCTGCACGCTTTTGCTGTTCTGGCCACTGGTAATCCCAGTCCTCGATCGAGGATGACCACGCCAGCATCGGCAGCAGGTTGGCAGGGCAGGTGCGAGCATTCCACAAGGTTGGTATAGATGCTGCCGGCGAAAATCGCATCTGCGTTTTTTCAATTGCGCGCTCCAGTTGCGTGGTATTGGGTGGCAGCAGGCTCATCACACAACTCCGGCAATGCGAACTGTGATGCCGGTGCACCACGCGGCTTGATGACTGGCTACAGCAAGATCTGCTACGAGGTTGAGCACGACACGCTGCACACCAGTGCGAAAGGCGGCGGCATAGACCGCAGAGATGGTGATGTCTTCACCCAGCTTGTGATGAGATGCGGCGAACTGAGCTAGTGCGGTCAGCGCATCGGTCAGCGCGACTTCACTTGCGGGACCGAGATAGACATACAGGTCGGCGACTATCTCGTAGTTGAGTATCTCGGCGGCCTGTACTATCACCTCTTCGCTGAGTGGACGGATGGTGTCGGTGTTGAGCCGGGCAGTGACCAGATCAAGCACAGGTTGCGCAGGAATCCCCTGGCCCTCACTGGAAAGCACAGTGACAACAGTCGTGCCAGGCACAGGGCTTGTGACACTTATGTCTTTGACCAGGCCGCTCGCAGAGCGTGCGTGGAACGCATAGGCTTCGGTCGGGCCTGCCGTGGAAAAACTCTCCGACTTCATCTGCAAGCGGATGCGGTATGCATCGTCCGATTCGTAAACGGTGAGGACAGGCGGGTTGGCAGCCAGATCACCCGGCGTGACGATCAGGCGCAGCTCTTGGTAGTAGGTCGCTCCGATGTGATCGAGATCCGCGCCTTTGGCATACGCCAGTAGCAGGGCGCGGGCTTCGTCGTTGTAACGGGCGCGCAGCACTGTCTCGCGGTAGGCGGCGTTCTGTATCAGCTTGAGCAGCGGCTCTGATTCCAGTGCCAGTGCGGCAGCGATGGCGGCTTGCTGCTCAATAGGATAGAGCGCGATCAGATAGGCTTTATGTTCGGCGAGGATCGCTTCAAAATCCAGCGTTTCGATAATGTCCGGAGCGTTGAGTTGGCTGAGGTCTATGGCGGTCATACGGGCACCTTGAAGCTGAATGAGCGATCTGATCGAGGGCCGTCACGGCGGATGCCTTCCATGTCGAAAACAGCTTTCCCTGTCATATCAATGAAGAACTGTACTTTGGTAATCATTACGCGCGGTTCCCAGCGAATAACGGCCATCACAGTGGCTGACATCAGGCGCAGTTGTGTTGCAGGGTTGGTCGGCTGGTCTATCAATTCAGGCACGATGGAACCGTAGGTGCGGCGCATGGTGCGCGTGCCGATGCGAGTGGTGAGGATGTCACGGATGGACTGCTGGATGTGCGATAGGTCGCCCAGCGATCTCCCGGTGGTTGCATTCATGCCTGTGGTGTTCATTGTGGCACTCCTACTGTTCCGCCTTGCGGATCAGAATGGATATGATCAAGGAAGCTGATGCCGCCGATGATGGCGTCACCATCTATGGTGAGTGTGCCGGTGGCGTGTACCGCCGGGCAATCTACTGTGACCTGCGTGGCAGCCTGTATATGCGCAGTCTGGATGCCGCTGGCTACCAGTGCGCCGGTGGTGTGGTTGTAGGCGAGATGCGCGCCATCCGGGTAGTCGGTGATGTGTTCATCGGGGCTGTTGCTGGACGAATGATGCGCGGCTGATTCGATGCCTGTGAGGATGATGCCACCCGCGAGTTCGCCGCTGGGTGATAGCACCAACACCTGTTCGCCGATGCTGGGCGGGTTCCAGGTGCGTGTACTGCCGGCACGCAAGGTGAGCCACGGTAACCAGTTACTGAGCAGCTTGCCGGTGCGCACGCGGCAGCATTTTGCGCTCAGGTCGATTTCTTCAATCGTGCCGAGGCGAATCAGGTTTTCAATTAATCGAGAGAGGGCGGCGATATTCATTGTGCGAATATGCCGTGTGCAGTTTTTTATGGCTTGCTTCGCGTGTTGTGATTAGCTACTTCACAACTCAGCGCGCTAGGTGATTGAGTACCAGTTCCTCTACCAGCGAGACATCTGCGGAGGTGATGCCGAGCAGCTCACGGGCAGTGTAGTCGACTTCGATATTGCGACGGCGGTTGACCTTGTCGCGTAGGCCGAACTGGTGCACCTGGGCGATGCGTTGTACTTGCCCTGCAAAAGTAATGACCGCCTCATTTGAATTGGTCTGCATCTTGAGGAATCGAGAGGTGCGTAACTTGGCGAACATGCCACGGCGGATGCCGCCTTTCTTGCCGCGAAAGGTCTGCGGTTTACGGGCGGCGAACGGGCTGTCATCCGGGTTGCGTTGTGAGGCGATGCGTTTGGCTTGGTTGGCACGGATGCCGGTAGCGATCTGGCGTGCTAGTTTGCGACGTTCATCTGGTTGCAGGCTGGATATCAGCCCGGCGCAGTAGGCATCGAGCGGGGCGAGGTCGCTCATGGCTGGTTGATGTTCGCGCCAGCAACCAGCAGACCCCATCCGGTCGGGCCATCCAGATCAGGCAGGGCGGGTTCATCTGGCTGCGTGGCTGTATAGCTGCCGGTCGGGCTGATGGTGACTATCACGCGCTCGGTCAGGTCGATCAGGATGGATAGATCAACCGTGTCCTGGTCAAGTATCTCGACCTCGATGCGGATGGTGTTTTCCTGCTTGTCAGGATTTTGCAGGATGTCCGGCTGGTTAATCTGTACCCATGCCAGCAAGGGGATGATCAGATCGTTGGCATCGGCAGTGAAATCGGTGGCGATCAGGTTGAGGGTGTAGCGATACTCGAACGAGAGGCCGCCGAATCGGCTGACGATATTGCCTTTCTCGACGAATAGGTGCAGGTTCTGCGGGTCAGACTTCATGCTCGGGATGCATGCTTCCAGGTGACGGCGTAGGGAGTCGGGTTTTTTCATGGTTAGTTATCCTTGCTTTGCTCAATGCGGATGACGATACCGAGCCGCCTTTTAATTAACGTCAGAATAAAATCCATCATGGTGGCGCCACCAATACCGGCCAGCAGCGACAGTCCTATCAGGTATGGCAGGTTGTCTGCAAACATCTTGTAGCCCATCAGCGCAATGATTGTGCCAATAATGCCTGAGTTGAGCATTGCGGCGATCACCAGACGCGTCGTTAGAGGGATGCCTGAGCGCAGTTGGCTCGCCAGCCCGGCGAACGACGCACCAAAGAAGGCCATCATCCCAATCAGCCATGGTTCGTTTGCCGCGCCTCTTAATACATCAAAAATACGTTCCGGCATTATTGCGTACTCCTGTCACTGAGAATCACGGCCTGACATGCGGTGAGCTGGCGCGCTACTTCGTCGGCTTCTCCACTGAGATTGAGAAGAAATTCACCAGCCTCTTCTGAAAGTTCGCCTCCACCTCCATCATCACGTCCGCTGGTGGAGGTGGTAGTTGCGCCGCCCTGACTTCCAGCGGGATGTGCGCTGCGGGTACCGGGGTCGCGCAAGCTGAAAGCGCCAGCGCGATAGCTGGCAATAAGAGCAGCCGTTTTACGTTTCGCATTTTGTCTCTCCCTCTCTAAAATTTTGGTAATGTCAGCCTGATTCTGCGCATAGATACGTTCTTTGCGGCGCGCCTCATCGTTCAATTCTGTGATCTTCACGTTCGCCGCTTTCAAAACCTGGTTGTCCGCTGCCGTCCTCTCGGCCCGCACCTGCGTCTGGCCTGTCTCGTTCTGCCATGCGCCCACCGCCACCAGGCTGGCGATCCACAGCAACACCACGCCCACTATCGCCTGGGGATTCATATCATCTCCCACTGTTCCCGGTATTTTTCAGGGCGTATCAGCACGGCATAGCGCACGTGTTCACGGTTGATGTCGCATGCATTGCGATTACCATATAAAACCCGGCGTGATTTTAAACAGTGGTTTTCTACGTGCCCGAACCAACGCCCGGCATCGCATCCTGCCGACATCGCGCAGGCGCGCCGTTCTTTTTGAACGCCCGACACGCCGCCGTTATATCCGGCATCACCAAACGCCAGCATCGCCGGGGCAGCGCGGAAAGAGCGCGCAGCATCGCGGCTCATTAGCACAATGGCGCGCAGTTGCAATTCAGGGCGCTCGTAAACGTTATCCCACGACCATCCGGCGAGTTCAGATCGGTATTGATTGCGCAGCCCAGACAGTGAATCGAAGCGCAGCGCGCCGTTCGCCCTGTAGGCGCGGGTGATCTGCCCCATGCCAGCACCTTCTTCTCTGCTTGTCTTGAGTTTTGCCGCTGGATTCCAGCAGCCGCGTGACTTGAGAGTGATGCAGGATTCCTGTTCGACTAGCCCGGCCAATAGCACTGCATCAGGGTGGTCTGGCCAGTAGTGCATCTGTTCTGCTTTGAGCGTTGGGCCATATTTTATAAACCCAGCAGGCAACCATGACGGATCAGCGGCGGCCTGGGCACGTGGTGCGAATACCATCAGCAGCCCGCAAAATACCAGAGCCAGCGCGACCAAAGCCAGCCCTGCACCGGTTGAACCTTCGGCAGATTTGATGAGCAAGTTACGCTTGTCAGCTGATGGATAATCGAAGATCGCTTTGTGCGCCCAAAAAGCAGCCGCCACTGCCCATACACCCTGCACTAGAGACAGGCCGCCCAGCATGGTCGCGAAGCCGTGATCTGGGTCAGACCATAGTGATGCGGCAAAAGCCACCAGCGCGCCGCCGAACAGAAACAACGAACGATGTCGAAGGTATTTCATGATCACTCCCAAAGTTGAATAAGTGGTTTCTCGTTTATCGCTTGTGCCTGGTCAGGAAGGTCGACTTGCGTCCCTATCGGCAAAACTGCGCCGAGTGCTGCCAATCCAGTGTTCAGTTCCATTACCTGTTCAGTGACGGCGGCGGTACTGCCCAGATGACGCTGGCAGAGCGCGTCAATTGTGTCTCCCTGCATCGCGGTGACGATCATCAGATCAGCTCCACGACGCTGCGACCTATGCCGAGAATGTCGCTAATCGCCCAGCGCGCATCCCGGCGCAGATCATCAATCGGGTTTTCCAACTGGTCGGCTTTTTTATTGCCGGCGGCGGTGGTGTCAAAGTCGCGGTAGCGCTCGATCAGTGAGGCTTTGGCAATACAGCCGACTGCGCGGCAGTAGCGGTGGACGTTGATTGAGGTATCGTCTATCTCTTCTGCGGGGACCTCTTCCAGAGCGTCGTGACCCGCTGCTATCTGTGTGATACGCCAGTTTGCAAGCTTCGAATTTACTGTGGCGATCGCTTCTATAAGCACGTCGCGCAGCCGTTCGCTGGTGACAGTGCTGTCTATCTTTTGTGTGGCGCGCACTTTTGCCGGATCAATGGCTGGCCAGAATGATCCGCTCCAGAATTGACCGTTGTTGATGGGCAATTCAGCTTCTGTTGATTCGGTGGCTTTTGTAATGAAAGGCATGATTAAGCTCTTTTCAAAAGTACGTTCTAAAACAATAAAAACATGCGATGCGCTGGAAAAATTGCAACCGAACCGGATGTCGCCCCCACAAAAGGCTTGCCCATCCAGCTAACATCAAGCCGCTGGGTGTTCAATGCTTTCGCTTCAACCTGCGCAAAGGGTTTCCCCATCCACGTTGTTGATAGCAGCGACAGCGTATCTTTAGACTGGAGTGCCATTTGAGTACTCCGTCGGCAGTTGTTTACGGCCCATCTCGTTTATGAAACTTGTGTGACAGTGGGCTTTATCGAAAAAAAACAGCCCATCAACTATAGAACGCATGATTGCCCATCGTCGCGAAGTCATCCCATTGCGCCAGCAGCGTGCAGAGAATGTCTCATCTGCCCATGCGTCCCAGTACGGAGGAATCAGGCAGTTCACAAGCTGATCAAAAGCGATGGCCAGCTGCTTCATGCGAGAATTTCCGTGGCCCGACCAGCTGCCAGCAGCCCGGCAGCTTCCAGTGCGAGCAGCCCATTCGCAGTGCGTGGGTCAGCCAGATCAACGTCCGTCGCCAGCTTGAATTTCTCCAGCCAGATTTCAACCTGAACAACCTGCTTTGCCATCGTGTAAATGGTGGCGAGTTCGGTATCAGTGAACCTGCTCATGTAATCCAACTTGCTGATTTTCGTTGAGCTGGCCTCTGGCTGAACATCCTGCATCGGCTGGTTTTGCAGTTGTGCGATCCGCGCATTTAGTGCGTAGGTTTCGGCCTCACGATCCACATCCGCTTGTGTTGGCTCGATCTGGAAGTTCAGGAAGGTGGATGTATCCGCATCAATGACCACGCGCACTTGCCATTTTCCTGATACGGTTTGAGTCTTTTCAATTATCTGATAGGGCATGATTTATCCTTATGCTTGGTTGAATGTGGCATCAGAAACGTAGCCGCTGTATGTAGAACCACCATAGAACTGAGCCTCAATTTCAACAACGCCCGCAGTGGAAGGGGTGAACGAGATGCTCAGCTCTTCCCATGTGTTTGCACCCGCCGTCATGGTGGCTATAACGTCGGAGGTTACGCCAGGCAGTTGCCCACCTTTGCACACCAGCTTACCGGTTAAGCCAGTGTTGGAGCGTTGGAACCACACCTTCACTGTGACTAGGGTCGCAGCACCAACAGCAATTTGAGCGAGCGGAAGAGCCAGAGGGTATTCTTGAGTCCTAGCCGTGTTAGTCGGGGACACTTGCCACGCGCTAGTGGCAGCTCCATGAACAACACCGGTCTGTTGTATTACCAGTCCACCGTCATAAAAAATTCGAGAGTTGCCAGGTATTCCGTCGTGATTCTCGGAGTACATAATGCTGCCTATTTGAGTCAGTGACACTTCTAACGCTTCGTTGAAGGTGAAGTTCCTGAAATTACCGGTTCCCCCAGTAGTGCCGGAATATACTCCGCTGAAGTTGCCCAAGGTGTATCCGCCGGAGACTGAATAATTAAATCCACTACCAGCTATCCCAGCTGAGAGGTTATTCACCGCTGCTAAGTAACCAACCTTGCAACCCGTCTGTATGATGACTCCATAGGCTCCATTACCTGCCGCCATCAGCACAGAACCTATTTTGCCTAGAGTTGGGGCTTGTATACCTGTGGTTAAATTATTATTTGCTTGAACCACCGAACCAACGTTGCTCGATGTACCCAAGTTGATTCCAACTCCACCGGTACAGTTATCTGCGCGACCCACTGTCTGGATACTCGCCCCAACTCCAAAATAGATGGGCTGACCACAATTTACCGCTGATACTGTATCGACAACAGTCCGAGCAGAAGCACCATAGTTGATTGGTCCGTATGTGGTGTTGCAACATTCGATCCTACCTATTGTGGTATCGTAAGCCCCGTAGCCACCACAATCTAGCCCGTAGTAATACCTGGTAAAATTGAGCTTATCAAAAGATAAAAAATTCGTGGCGCTGCTATACGTGTAAAGGCCGTTCCCTCTCCCATTCTGACCATCAAACCAGGTTTCCCCTACTTGAGTGGACATGTCTGTACGATTCCACCCCCCTGAATATGTGATCAGGTTGCCAGCTGTGCCATTGACAGTAGTCTGTTGGGCTGGGGAGTTATCAGCTCCAGCTAACATCAGTGTCTTTGTAGTTTCTCTCTTGTATGTTGCAACAGTCTCTGTTGCGCCGGAATAGCCCCGCTGTGGGGTGGTGGATGGAACATTTAATACGGTTCCATCCAAGACGACTCGCGTGCCGTTGATCGACTGAATGGCGTGCCAGCATTCATACCCATCACCGAATGAGTGGTCTCCGGGGTCTTTGCTAATTAGGCTTGCTAATGTCAGGCTGTCTGCGGCAGAAGAGGCTTTACACGCGATAATGTTGTCCAACTGGAACGTGGAGGCGGCCCAGTAGGGGGTTTCTGTGTATATGGATATGGAATTGATGCCTGAGCCAAGGTCAGCCCCAAAGTCATATACAAGGGGTGCCCAATAGCCTAAAACCGCTAAGGTTGGGAACATCATAGTGTGGACAGGGACCTCCCCTATAGTGTCCGAGCACAATCTCAAGCTGGTCATCCCAATTACGGAACCCCCATAAGGGAACCCACAAAGAGTACCCGCTGACTGTCTTAACCAAAAACTGACCTGCTGGTATCCGGTTAAATCTAAGTTGGGTAGTGTGGCATACGCGACCTTTGTCCCTCCCACTGTGGATGCGGTGTACGTATTCAGGCACTCACCCCCCTCACGATGAGCATTAGTCAGTTTGGTAGCAGAACATCCATACGTGGTGTTCGGTGTCCACGTTTCAGTTTGCAGTTGGTTACCATGCAACGCTATCGGTAGCGTACATGGTGCTGGCAGCGTGACTACCGCGTTGGTAAATTTACGATAGCCGCCGGTGTAAACCCCCACACCATTGCCTATAGAACCGTCAAGGCTGAACGTGGTTGGACCAAGCTGCGTGATTGTCCAAACTCCATTTGCCCTAGTGTTCGTAGCGTGGCTGGTTATTATCACGGTGTCACCTGTCACCAGCGCATGCGCCGCAGCAGACGTAATGACAATGGGAGTGGCGTTTGTGGACGAGGCTATACTCAAATTTGTAGCCAACGGTCCATCAGTCCAAGTAGTATTTCCCAGCAGTGTCGGGGCAGGGCTCGCCATTACCCGGATAGTGTCTCCGGGGGTCAGTACGCCTATCGGGAGGTTGTTGGTCTTTTTTCTGCGCGTAGCAAAAGAATCCCCATTACCCACCGAGGCGTTAGCGTCCGTGCCACCATCATAATCGACGTACCATGTGGTCATATCAATACCCCTTAGCGTAGGCAACTACGTCATATTTGGCGGCGGCATGGTCGTAAATTACGCCGATTACATCAGTTTTTAACGCAGTGGGTGTCAGAGTGATACCCGTAATATCGATGCCGAAACGAACCATCGTGCCCCAGGTTACGGTACGGTTTCCGGTTGCGTCCTGCTTCAGTCTGAGCATGATCCGTTTACCGTTAATACCTGCCGTGCCACCCGAGAAATCAATAGCTCGGTTACCGCCTAATGTCACATCAAAGGTCGAGGCAGTTGAAATATCAACGGTGATCGTCGCGCCGTCCACCAGCGATGTGGAAATCAGGCCGCCTTCTGGCCCTTGAGGGCCTGTGGCACCGGTTGCTCCAGTGGTGCCTTGAACACCCTGTATTCCCTGGGGGCCCTGCGCACCGGGCGCGCCCGCTGGGCCAATCAGTGAAGTACCCGCTGGCCATGCGCCGGCGGCCTTCGGGCCGTAGATGAAGTTCGTCGCCGTGTTGATGTAGAAGTTGCCATCGATGCCGGTTCCGGCTGCGGGTGCGACGGCACCGTACAGAATCGTATTACCGTCGGCTCCAGCTGCGCCTGTTGCCCCCGCAGCGCCCGGAAT